CCAACAGAATCTTTTAATGGAGTTGACCATGTTGGGATTGTAGTGTCGGAAGTAAATGCTGAACCCCCGTTTTTAGATACTACAAAAGATACGGGAATATTCATCGCACTCACACCAGGAGTAGCGTATCCAGATGTCCAGCCTTGGATTGGAACTGTTACGTCTATAAATATTGTTTGACCAGAAGCTATAATAGCATTTCCCAAAGCCTTAGCTAAAGGAGTTCCCACATCTGGACCAAATGTATTTGGAGTTCCAAATGTCAAATAATTTAAAGCTGATTCTCTTATTACTATACCACCAACATTGGCATTTGAAATATTTCTTGCCCAAATTCCAGCAATATCTACAGTAGAAGATGATGTAGCGGACAATAATCCAGTGGGCATAGAAACCCTAGCTTCTGTAGCCGTAGAAGTACCGGAAACAAAGTTTCCTCTAATTTGTATACTAGGACCCGTTTTTCTGTATTTCATGTCCGATGTTGAAACGGTTCCAAATCCTGTAAATGTAGGAGTATAAGCTACCCAATCACTATCAGCTTGAATGAACGCTTCGTCCACAGGACTAACTTCAAAATTATCTACTTGTACTGTGTACGCTAATGCGTTTGTACTTCTAATGTGCAGTATAAGCCTGTAATCTGTATTAGCACTTGCCTGAAATTGTCCAATAAACTGTCCAGAACCATCCAGTGTGTTTGGAAAAACTGGAATTAATTGTGTTAGTGTAGTATCAAGCAAGAAAACTTGTACATCTGAAGGAGTTACACCATCAACGCTACCGTTTACGAAGTTTGCAGAAGCAGCGTAATTAAATTTTACTTTTAATGGTCTATTTTTATATGCATTATCAATGCTAAAGTCACAGCTTATTCCTTCACCTTGCTCATTTGAAGCAGGTTTTGATAATAGACCGTCGGCTGTACCATTTAAAGGTGCCGTTGTATTTCTAGCAAAGGTAATTGTTGGACTGCCCCCAGAACCATCTACAGGACTAGTGCCAGCAGCATTAGAATAAGCAACCCAAGACCCAATACTACCTTCAAAAGTAGAACTATCGTCTAAAATATAATTGAGAGCCGAACCAGAGCCGCTACCTACAGGTGTCCAAGCTGAGTTTTTATAAACCCAAAGCCCTTCAGGGCGCACCGTACCATCTGCATACTGAACTTCACCTTCAACGGGATTTACAGGGTCTGCTGAACGTGGGACATACTTTAAAGTGTTAACTGATGGTCTTTTACCGATATACATAAATTTGTGCTCCTAAAGCGCATGTAGGGCTTAACCCTATGTTTATATGAGAGTTAAATTGTTATAGGGATTGAGCCCTTAGCTTAGATTAAAAACCAATTTGTGCCATTGCTTATTAATTGCACCGACCCATAATCACTTGTTAGTATATAACTAGCTTGACCATCTATAAGGTCCGCTCCTGCTGGGTCCAGCGTAATACTATTAGTACTTGCAGCACCTCCAGCATCTTTAACTATAAATTGAGCACCAAGACTAGGAGCAGGAAGTGTAATTACAATCGCGCCCCCAGAACTGTCTACTAAATATGTAAAATTTGAAGCTGCGGTAAAATTTGTATTCTGAGAGCTAAGAACGTTAGCACCAGTTTTAGAATCTAATTGAGTTTGAATGCTGCTTGTAACACCTGATACGTATGAAAGTTCAGTAGCAGTAACAGCACTTGCAACTGGAAGCCCATTTGAATCTGATTCTAAGGCTCTGCTTGCTGTAATAGCTGCTAAATCAGAAAGAGCGCCTCCTGGACTAGCGTTATAAGCTAAACGATTTGCAGTACCAGCGGCAAGCTTTGAACGAGCAATTGCCGCCGCAGCAGCTACATCAGCATCAACAATACTGTTTGCCAAATTAAGTTTTGAATATGCAATTGCTGCAGCACTGTTTATATCTGCGTTTACTAATGAATCAGCAACAATATCAGGTGTAAGAGTGTCTGCACCATCATTATAAGTTAAACTAACTTTAGCACTGCTAGTAGCCATTGCTCCAGCGGCATCCCTAGCACGTTCGTCAGTAAAATATAAGTTAGAACCTTCTGAAATATCGTCAGTATCTAATACCACTGCACCAGTTTGACCATTAACGCTCTCAACTTGGTCTGAGTGGTCCCATTTTTCCCAAATAGTGCCATTATTAACAACGTTATCACCAATTTCAAAAGCTATAGCCCCTGCTCCAAAATTTACCGAACCAGCAGCATTAACTCTGTATAAAAATCCTTCAACACCTGTATCTGAGTTGGATAATGTCGGAGTATTTGTAGCAGCATTCCAAGTACCTTTGTATGTCAAAGGAGTAGGTAGAGCATTAATAATACCATCTAGCTCATCGATTGCCGCTTGTGTATTTACAGCAGTAAGACCTGAAGTAGTGTTGTCGTATTTTATTTCCGCTGCTTTATTTAAACTTAAGTCTAAGTTACCTGTAATAGGATTTACTAAAAACTTAGCCATATTAACTTACCTCAGCAGACTCAAAGTCTCCATCTATATCATAAACTATGTCCAATGTCTGAACTGTTACAGCAGCTAAACTTGAAACGATACGAGTAGGACCATCAGCAGTTTTAATTGTAACTTCTAACTTGTCATATGGTAATGTGAAAAAGCTCGCAGCTAATTTATTATTGATAGCAGAAATACTAGAATTTATTGCACTGGTGTCTGCATCAATAGAAGTTAAAAGTGCAGTTTGAGCTTGCTGCTCAGCTAAAGTAGATGCACCAGTAGGAAGTGCAGAACTTGCAACCACAACTGCACCAGTGTCTACAGCAACAACTTTTGTATTTAGTGCATCTAATGTAGTTTCAGTTGCAAAATCAGTTGCAATAAGTGTATCTAATTTTGTATTAGTGCTCTGTGCTTCTACAATTTGTGCGTCTTGTTTTGCTTCTGTAGCTAAATCAACTTGCACACCAGCAGAGTCTAAAACCGTAACAGGTAATGGAATAGAATTACTAGGGACTGTAGTATCTTGAGTTACAGTCTCGTTATTGCCGTCCAATACAAATTGTATGGGCCCACTTGAACTAGGATTAATCGGGTATACGAAGTTACTGATGGGACACCTCACTGTAAGTATTTGATTTTGATACGTTTTTTTTCATTAAGCACCCACAGTTTTCATAACTAAAGTAGCTACCATAGTCCCATTCCCAGAAGCGGAATCATAGGATAATCGCATATATGCAAAAGGCACTAAATTGATATTAATTAAATGACTACCAGAATTACCAGTAATTAGTATATTTCTACCAAAGTCTAAAGCCTCCCAAGTACCTGGATTGATACCTTCAACATAATCATTAGATACTTCAATAAACACTTCTCCAGATGGAGTCGTGCCAGACCAAACTAGTTGAATACCAATATTGTCAGAGTTTTTAACGCCCGTTATTTCAGTTGTACAATTGCCAGAAATATCTAAAGATGGTAGGCCTGTAGAGGCATCTTCCATGGCATGAATATGTGTAAGTTTACGAGACATTAAAACCCCCTTATAAGGAAAAGCGGCTTATAACCGCTAGTTATATAAGAGAGTTAAATTGTTATGTATATTTATAAGTGGTCTTAATTAACGTTTATGCATACTTATAAGTATACTATAATAGACTTAAATTCTGTTTAAAATGTAGCAAACCAGGCAATAAACACAAAATGCAGTTAAAGGAAATTCCATTATTCTCGCTCCAGGTTTGCTTGAGTGTCAGTTTGTGACCTCTCAGCTATGTTTAACTTAGATACTCCAGATTGTGTGCTGTTTACTGCTCCAGAAGCTGCAGACTGCTGCTGTTCTTGTGGTGCAAAATTAGATTGCAGTGCTAATACGTTTGCAGGCACTAAAGAAACGTCCGTTTCAAGGTCCATAAGAATGCCCAACTGTATTTTCTTATCATATGGCATGCTAGGTTCGTTCCTTAACTCATCCATAATAGACGTCCTCATGCGTACGTACAAGCTTGGATAAACTTTTTCAAGGGCTTCAACGTGTTCACGTGTTAGGGTCCCTGCTTCCAGTTCTTCTAATGCGCTCAATGGATTTTCCACAATTTGCACATAACGGTCAAATTTAGCTAATTCCATACTTGACGGTCTAAATTCTTTTTGCATAAATTTTGGGCCCAATAACTCATTAGTGTCCTTAGGTAACTTCTCAGCTAGGAAATTCAACGCTTGCACACTTTGGTTTTTCATGTATGCTGCAGTTTCAGGAGCTGCACGAGATACGGAAAATAAACTTTTCGCTAAATTAGTTTCAAACTTTTCAGGGTCTGTTTGTAAGTCTTTTACTTTAGCACGAATGTTTGTGAATGCCTCTTGCTTGTTTTTAGGTTTTTGCCCATCTTTGTATGACAACGGGCTACTTACTAAAGCATTTACGGACAATGGTACTGCAGCTCGTTTTGCCTTACTCATGAAATTTTTAGTAGCTTGAGATAATTTTGTTTCTACTAATTTATTTGCTTTCTCGATACCTGAGAGTATAACTACTTTACGTTTTAAATCAGACTCAAGTAGTTTTCTAGCACCAGGAACTAGTATCCCAACATTACCCAACATTCCACCAAAAATACCACCCAAAGCGTAGTCTTTAAAGTCTAATAAACTTTTATCGTTTAATGCCTTTTTATCAATTGCCTTAGAAATTGTTTCTGCATAATGGTAGGTTTTGTTTACTTTCTCTAACCTAGCACCCAACTCAGGATTAACAGATTTTACAAAAGCATTAAGCTCATTACGAATTAAAGAGCGAGCTTCAAACGCAGCTTTTTCGCCCTTAGATGGGTCACGAGCTTTATAATAACTTTGTCCCAGTTCGTCCATTTGTTTGCGAAGAGTTCTTAGTTCCTTTGCAGTTAAATTTCCAGGCTGTTCAGATATTTTTTTTAAATCATTTACAATATTTCTAGCAGGACGGATAGCAGAACGGAAAGATTCTAGACCCTCGTAAGGCTTTATAAATTGTTGCTCTAAATTATCTGCAATTTTTGCAATAGAATTTTTTGGAACACTAGCACTGCCCATAGAGTCATAGATAGAGTCCAATTCTTTTCCAGCAGCAATTTTTATAGCAGTGTTCTTAGATGCTAAAGTTTCAGCGCTGTCCATAACTTTCATTTGTAATGTATCTTTAAGGTACTCCGGCACACCTTCAAAAAATTTAGGGTTTTTAGCACTGATTTTCTCTACCTGTGCTTTTGTAAAACCTAAAAGTGCAGCACTATCCTGAACAGGGTCTGAAATTTTTTCGAAAATCTTACCAGTGCTTTTAGCAATACCTGCATTAATTTTTGAACTAGCTGCACCTGCCATTGGAATAGCAGAACCTAAAGTGCCCCCGATAAGAGCGCCTGAACCTGTGTATGCTAATAAGTTTTCCGCGTTGAAATCTGCAGTACCAAGCGCATCTTCACGAACTAGTTGTCCAGCACCATACATAGCACCTTCTACAGCGCCCTCAGTACCTTTTGCTAAACTTTTCTTTACTATCTCTTTTGCAAGTTTTTTATTTGCTGTAGTTTTAAGTACAGTTTCTAGTGCTTTTTCGGCGGCCTTACCAGCAGCAACACTAGCTGCCTCAGCACCCAGAACGGCCTTACCTGCTCCTTGCACACCTTTGGCAATTAACGATGTACCACCGGAAGCTAAGACAGGCCCGACAACGCCTAAAGCTTGCCCAGTACCAGATGCAATATTATTAATCTCAGCGCGTTTTTGAAGCTCCTCTTTAGGAACCCCTAAAACCTTATTTTGAAACTGAGAACTAAGTCCAAATGTAAGAGAGTCAGCAGCACCTTCTAAAAAAGCACGTTCGCCCTGGTCTCCATATTTTTCCTCGTCTTCTCTTGCTTGGTACAACTGCTCTAGGTCAGTGTCCCCAAGCACAGGTTCGGACGTTCTGACTACAGGCTTATTTAAGTCTTTAGACCCTTGTGCATCAATAGCATCAAGTTTCTGCTCTAGTTCAGAATCAAAAATTTTACCGCTCATTGGCCGTCCTTAAAATAAGTCATCTTCGTTATCCCAACGGTTCGCTTTTATCAAATCTGACATAGCTTGCGCTGAAGAAATAGACTTACCTTTGTTTCTACTGTATTCCATTATCTGCTTAATCTTAACATCATTTTTGCTTTCTGGCAACTGAATACCAGCAGCTTTCATTTTTATTCTAGTACCATATTTCAGTTTTTCCATAAGTGTAGTTAAAGCCGTATCAGAACTGTCTTTTAATGAAAATATAGCAGTTGGATTTGCAATAATTTTCTTAGCAGCTTCCTGCTCTGCGTCTGTTAGTACCCCAGGACCAAATAATTCTAAACGTAAGCCACCGATTAATGACCTTTGAAGTGTTTCAGCTTCTTTTCTAGCACCAGTTAAGTCTAAAGAACCAGATAAAAATTGCTTATTAATTTCTTTAAGTCTACCTAAGTCTCTTAAAGCACTAGAGTTAGCTGGTATTACTTCCATCATTAGTTTTTTAGAAGCTTCAGGGTTAACCGACGGTCTAAGTTTACCGTCTTTAAATCCACCCACGAATGCACCTTGCATTTTAGGGTCCATAGAAAATACTTCTTGAGCATCAAAACCATCGCCTGATGCAGCTCTAAGTGCAAATTGCAATTTTATAGCAGTTTCATTAGACTTTTCGTTAACCTCAGAGTACAACTTTGCAATTTGAGCTTTCTTGTGCTCTGAATCAGTTTGAGCGTTCATTTTTTCTAGTTCAAATTTTGCCAAATCAAGTTGACGCTTTTCCCTAGCTAACTTTTGCTCTAAATTAAGTTTTCTATTTTCCTTAATTTCTTGCTGCTTAGCTTCAATCATTTTCATAGCAGGGTTTTCTTTACCTAATGAACCTAAGCCTACGGCCATAGCAATTCTAAGTCTATCACCCCACGTGTCTCCATATGGGTTTTTAGCTTGTTCAGCTTTAAGTGCAGCATCCTCTGCATCTTCCAGAGCTTGCATTCTGCCCTTAATTTCATTTTCTTTTTCCATTGCTGCATTAATTTGTCTGTCTTGCTCTTTTACTACAGCAACTTGCTGAGCAGCAGCTTTACGAATTGGCGCAGCTTCTTGCTCAACTTCTTCGACAGAAGGTAATTGTGACTGTACTAAATCCTCATCAGTAGCAGGCATTTTTTCTCTAGGTATTCCATATTGCTCAGCAGTAGGCACTGGCATAGTTTGAAGCCCTTGTGCAGCAGCTCTTTGATTGTGATTATTAATTTTTTCTAAATCTTGAGCGTATTTTGCTTTTTTTCTATTTATTTCAGAGTCAATTGCAGCCTGTTTTTCCATTTCTTGCTCTTCAACAATAGATGAAAGGCGTGCAGCTTCGTCAACGTCTCCAGTTTGAGCAGCTAAATTAGCACGTTCCCTTGTGCCTTCTGGTGTAAACGGTTGCAAGTAAGCAGGGTTTGCAAGGTCAGGTAGCGCAATTTGAGGTTGTTCTTGCTCACGCATTACAGACATGTTATTGTCTGCCTGCTGAATAAGGGCCGCAGCATCTTGGGGTTGCACCATTTGAGATTGCACTCTTTGGTACGTTTCAGGTTTAATTAATCCTTGCTGAGCAAGCGCATCAAAAGACTGAGCATTTATACTTTTTAAAATATCGTTTGCCATAATTATTATCCTATTAGTCTACCAGAAGTGTACATAGACATTTGTTTTAAAAATTCTTTGTTGTCATCGTCTTTTAGTGCTTTTTGCCCTAATTCTCCGATGTTTTTTAATTGTAACTGACCAGTAGGGGCCACTGCAACACCTGACAAATTATCTGAAACCATACTAGACCCAGCACCGTTCATAGCTCCAGCCATTTTTCCGGCCATAGCAGAACCAAGTGCATTCATGCCAGCGTTGTCTTTTTGTTTAATCTCAATTGGACCTGCTAAAGGCTGAGATGCAATTTGTCGTACTTTCTGCTTTTGAGCTTCAGCAAATTGAGCCATTTTTTCAAAAGTTTCTGGTTTTACAGCAGAACCTATAGTTTCTTTATTAGCTAATAATTTTTTTACCCAGTCGTCCATTAATTTCCTCTTCTCATTTCAAATAACAATTTATTGTCTATCGCTGCTTTTTCTACAGCAGGTTCTATAGCTTCAACTGCTTGCGCTGTAGGTGTCCTATTATCTAATGCAATTTGCTTCATAGTTGCAGCGTCAGCAGCACTTGTATTATCTGCAGAACCCAATATACCTGAATTTTCCATTCTTCTAGGAGGTTTACCAGGTTCAATTATAACCATATTTTGCTTAGGAGCATCTTTAGCAATATTTTTTACACTACCTATTTTTTCTTCTGGAGCTTTTACTGTAACTTTACCATAGTTTGGTTTTTCAGGCACACGTTCTAGCATACCGTGCTTTGTACCTTGAAACTTTTCAGGCATAATTTGAGCAACATTTGATGGAGTTTGTGCGTCCATAGACATATCAAGTCTTTTAGCTACATCATCACTTAAATTTATTTTACCTTCTGCTACAGCTTTTTTAAGTTGCATTAGTTTTTCTAAAGTTGCAGGTGGTAAATGTTTAGCGGTAGTCTCAGCTACCATACCCAGGCCCTTACCTATTTTTCCCACTGGAACTAAATTTGTAGGGTCTGCAAAAACCTCTAATCCTGCAACACCTAATGCTTTAGCAATGTTTACAGCAGTGCTGTCTGGAAGGCCCGAAGCTTCAGCTAATTTTTCAACAATAGCTTGCGCACTAGCTTCACTACTTTCTTTATTACCCTTAGCTTTTAAAATCTCAGCTAACTTATTCATAGTATACCGCTGTGGGGCAGAAACTAATTTAGAAGCTTTTGAAAGCATTCCATCTTCTTTTTTAGCAATATTAATAATTTCAGAAGCTTTATCTAATTTAGACATTACGCTTTCTTCTTACCTTTTTCTAAAGAGTTAAGTCGCTCGTTCAATCTAGCCTGCGCAGACATTACAGCACTAAACGCACTTTGCATGTCGATGGCTTTACCAGCACCAGTTTCTTTTACTAAAGATTTCCCGATTTCCGATTTTTCTAAATCCTGCGCCATTACCCCTGCTTTTTTACCTGAAGAAGTATTTGGTGTGCCTTCCTTGTATTCAAAACTATAACTTTTCATAGCATCGAGAAACTTATCAATTTTTTTGCTATCGGGTTTTACATCTTTTTTTACATTTTTATCTGACATTAGTAATGCAGAACCAGCAGAACCAGCCATACCCATAAGAGCCTGACCCCTAGAAGCTCTGTTAGCAGAACTTTGCATAGCTGCTTGTTGTCCAGCATTAAATTGAGCTGTTTCAGCTTGTTGCATTTCTCTTTTTGCAGCAGTATCAGCAGTGAAGGCAGCGTTAGCTAAATTCAATGCACCTTCATCTTCATTCTGACGCAAACCAATAAGGTCCTGCTGAGCCTGTCTTTGTTCTAGTATTTTAGCACTAGCAGAGTCTTGAGCAACTTGTCTATTTCCCATTGTCATTGCTGTAGCTAAGTTACGACCTTGAGCAGCCCCTGAAGCACCGCGCCCTGAGCTTTGTGCAGCCATAAGTTGCGCCAAATTTCTATCTTGTGTTGCTTTTAATTGTGCTTGTGCTAAACTTGGACCTTTTCCAGAAGCAGTGGCAGCTAAATTTTGAGCTATATTTGCAGAATTGAAAGCTTGCCCAGTAGATGCTTGTCTAGCAGTTTGAGCGGCGAGCATAGGATTTATAGTGCTCTGAAGTCTTTTAGCTTCCTCGTCTATCATAAAAGGGGCTTTATTAATATTAGCTGCAGTGGCCCCAGCATTTCCGCCCACAACTCCTTTTACTAAGCCAGTAACTTTTTTTACAGCTTTACTCATTTTTTATATTTCCTTTTTGTACCAAATTAGGTCTTGCGTGGCCGAATGTATTTTAAACCCGTAACCTAACAAAACTAAGTTTCTATAATGTGAATTTTGTAAAGAAGGGACAACGGAGCCATATAAGCACTTATATCCTTCTTTTTTAGCTTTATCTGCAACTAAGTCAGCGTAGTAAGATGCAGTTTTTTCTTTTCGGTGCTCAGGTAGCACATAAATATCTTCAATGTATATCCCGTCTTCCATAATTCCGTATGTAATGAACCCTTTATCGTCCTCATACATTTCAAAATTCTTCAATTCTTTTATATACATCGCGTATTTTGACTGCATATAATAGTAGAATTGTTATACGGGCCTTATTTAGCCCCATACTTATTAGTAGCTGGAAGATTAAACTCAGTGTCCTTGATTCCAACTCTAAATGTAATAGAGCTTAGGCTCAACCCCTCGCCTACTTCGTCTTGAGCATCCTCAATAACTAACTTTATAGCCTGGCATTTCTGTCTTGCTAAATCTATTCGCATTTGATACAGGTTTTGGTCTATATTACCACCATATGGCAACGTTGTGGGAGCACCATAAGGGCTATATCCACCATAAGGAGTACTGTCTATAAAGTCAGCAACATCTACTACTACTTCGTCAGTGAATGCCTCTACGAAATTATAGGCAACCTTAACACGTAATTTGTGCTGAGATTTGTATGTACCAAGTAGCAATGCATGGTAAATTCTTTGAAAACCCTGTACGTCAGTTAAGTATAACCAGCCTGTCTCAATACGAAATTTAATAGGGCTTGAATTATCAGCAAATGAAGTTCTATTTTCTTTATAAAGCTCGCCATCTTTTCTTAGGTAATAATAATCATTTTCAATTACTACAGAGGACACCCCAGCATGGTTTTGGAATGTTGCCCAACGGTTCAAATTATAGTTATACACAAGTGCAATACTATCATTAGTTATAAACCTAATTTGGTTTAATTCTCCCACAACTTGAGCACTAGTAACAGTTAGATTATTGTACAGTTCTACTTTATCACCTAGGTAATTGAAAGCTAGTCCCTTAGTTAATAACCAAATACCTTTTCTGCTTTTAAACATAAGGCCTAATGGAGTCAGCACAACTGAATTTACGTCGAGGCACCCAATATCGGAAGCAAGAATCTCTGGCTTTGTGAAATCGTTATCCTGCAACGCATTTGTAGGGCCGTCGCCTGAAATGTACAATGTAGCGTCAACTTGGAAAGCAACAAACTTTTCGTCCATAGATGCAATTTGAGAAATTTCACCACCGATAGGGTCAAAATTTACAGGTATAAGGTCTGTGAACTCTACAGGTTTTCCCTCTTCTACTTGCTTTGAAAAATACACTGTATTTGCTTGCTCACCAACAACTGCCAAACGGTTTTTGAAAACTGTAATAAGGTTCGAAGCAGGCGCAGGAATATTTTCAATTACACCCCCAGTAGTGTATAGAAGCTCTTTACTAATTAAAGCAGCATCTGACAACGTATCTTCTATTGTAATAGTATCAACTGTAGTGTCATTGAACACCGGACTTAAATTGCTTGTAACTTTATAAAAATTTGTACCAGCGTCTTCTGTTCTATATAAATCAATAACAACATTTTGTTTTTCAGTTATACGGAGTGTTGGAACTACTATTTCTTGAGTCTGTGTAGGTGTGCCTCCTGTTAAAAGCACTTCTAATGCAACTTGAGTAGGAGCACTTTGATAATCTTTACCGTTGTTGTCCACCCAGCGATATACAGCTACGTACGCATAATCACCGTCGGATATAGCTCCACCTGTAGTAGCAGTAGCACCAGCTTCTATATCTTCAGGAAATACGTGAAAACCGTGCTCCACAACTACATTACCGTCGTACATTTTAAGCACTCCAGAACAAATATGTAAAGTGTCTGCTAAAAATGCATTTTGATATATTGTAGTAGGATTAAAATTAATGGTAGTGCTGTTTACCCCAAGTAAAGAATAAAAAGAATCGTTATTACTTATCACCCTGCTTTTTATTGCATTTGGAATAATAAAATTATTTGTATCTATAGCAGAAACCTTAGGAAGTACTCCAGAAGCAATAACACCAGATGCGTTCTGATTATTAAATTTTGTAACTATTTTGCCGTTTAAATCTATTATAAAGTATGTAGGTTGTAAGGCAGAGTCGTGCACAACTGGTAGAAATGTCTCGCTGTTCCATGTAAAAGGTTTTGCAGAAATACCAACGCTTCTAATAAGGTTAGAGGTGCCCGACACTACTCCAGCAACTGTTAAATTTGCTTTACCAATATAGTGATTGTATGTTTCTGCTGCACTAACTTCCCAAAATATAGTGTAAGAAGACATAGTTGGGCTTTGAGCTATTCCAATATTTACAACATCTGCTACTGCAGCTACTTGAGTAGGAACTAAAATAGAACCAGCAAACGTGGAAGCATATATTGTGCAAGTTATGTCCGTGCCGTTTGACCATGCCACTACTACTCTAGATTGCTCATCTAAAGTAATGTTTAATGCGTCAGAAGCTACTTCTCCTGCAAACACAATAGTACTAGAAACGTTATCATCTGCGTCAATTTTAAATATAGAAGCTTCAGCAGCATTGTAAGCAACAAAAACAGCACTAGCGCTGCCAGCAGCGTCAATTAAAGGGTCTGTAGCACTCAAATCAGACTTCGCTGTAGTAGCTGCACTTAGTACGTTTGGAGCTGCTAATTCTAATTTTTTGAATTTTAAGTCTGTACCTTCTCCATATACAAAATATATAGAATTTGAAATATTAGATACTATAGGTCTAAAACCTGAAGCAGAAAGTAAAGCATCGGAAACAACAAAATTTTTATTTTGAATGTCAAGAATACTGTATTTAAGTCCACCAGAACTGTCTTCCCAAGCATATATTTCAAAGTTATTTACAAGAAGTCCAGACAAATTTGTTTGACTGTTTGCATTTTTAATAATAGTTTTTGATGTAATTTTTGAAGGATACAGTGTACCTTTGTTTGTGAATTTTTGTAAACTCGGAGAATAAGCAAGTAGTGCACTGTTTGTAAGCAGCACTAACTCTTTCTTGTATTTAGTTGTTATTTTTGCATCGGAAATAGATGTACCGTCAAGTAGTTGCAGCCCAACACTATCGTATCCATTTCTCTTTTTTAAAAGCTTTAACGTTTCATATACAACGTTTTCTGCCTTTCTCATGAATCCAGGCTCTTCTTGCTTAGGGTCTATTTTTGTGTTTAGGCCTTGGTCAATCGGAAGCGCAACAATACTTTTAGCTAAAGCCATAAAACTCCTAAATTATAGAACAAACCATGAAGCAACACCGTCAGAAATAACATAAGCAGCTTCTTTAGGAGAACTTATAATGTAGTTCACCTCACTGTCTATAGTGTCTGAACCAGAAGGCGTAATTGTAATGTTGTTTGAATCTGCTGAACCTGTTTTATCTTTAATAACATATAGTCGCCCAGCAACTACCGAAGAGGCTAGTGGCAACGTAACTTCTCTAGCCGCTGTAGTGTCTGTAGAAATAAATACGAACGTATCTGCTGGAGCAATAGACAAGTCACTTGTAATAGTTGTAAAGCCAAAACTTTGAGCAGAAGCAGGAGTAGAAACTAAAGAGCCACCGCTAGTTAATTGAATTGCAATACCAGCAGAGTTTGTATAGTAAAGGTCCCCAGAAACTGCATAAACAGACTGAGAGTTCAGCACTCCAGACTGTGTAGCACTAAGATTTTGCAACTTCAATGTCTTTACATTTATAGCAGAAAAGTTATTAAAAGTAAGGTCAGCGTTAATGTTTAAACCTGCTGTTTTTACCTTCACACCTTTTCCTGAGCTATGGTCGTGCTCGTCAATAGCATCAAATGCATTATTAACTTCCTGAGCCCATTCAGGCGATAAAGTAACAAGCACTTCTGGCAAATCTAAATTCATAAAAGGTGTAATAGCCATAAAATTCCTAAAAGCACCAAATGTCTACAACAACATCAGCACTGCAATTTAAAATTAAAGTTAAGTTCTTTAGCTTATTGGAATCTTGTGAATCCCAGATTATACTATTCGCTCTTTTACGTACTATAATGTAACCTTGAAGGTCTCTTCCTAATTTGTGAGAAACTTCGTTAGCACCAGTAGTTAGTGCAATATTTTTTAGTAAATTTCCATTTAATATTGCTTTATTTCCAATTTCTTCAAACACCGAACTAACATTTTCTTGGAACTTTGACACCGTTTCGTCTTCAATTCCAATTTTCTTGAAAGCCTTCATTATTTAATCCACCAGTAGTCATTTTCAACACTAACGTCTGAAACTGTACTAGGTTTTGAAGCGTCTCTATTCGCTGCTTTATCTTGTATTCTTTTTCTTAAATCTGCCTTTTGTGCCATGAGCACGCTTACGTCAGATTCTTCTTTTTGCATGCATTTGATTGCTGCATCAGTAATAACATACTCTGAGTATGCATTAAGGTCATCGAGAGTGTCACTATCTGCAACTAGTTTTGTAGCAACGGGTCTATACCAAATTTGCACATTAGTACTGCCATCTGGAATTGGGCTAAACATAATTTTGTTGCCTAGTAATCTGTAACGAATAGATGGCAACCCCAACACACTCCACGTCCCAACATTTTGAAACCTGTTTCGTTCGTTAAAGTTGAACTTATCTACTGTGCTCCACTCATTGCCGTTTAAATTTACATCAACACCTTTTAGGTCGTAAAAGTCTGCTGGCAACGCATACTGAGTTTGATTAGCAACGGTAGAAAATTGGTAAGGGTCTGCAACGCCATACTCAGAACCATACGCTTCTAATAGCAGGTCCCAAAGTTCAGCAATTGAATTATTAATATAAGTAGTAAGTTCTGGGTCAGTAATAAAAGCAGACTTTTCTTGGTCGGCTCTTTGTCTAACCTGAGTTCTTAGTTCTAAAAGTGTAATAGACATTTTAACCTTTGGAGAAATGTGAGGGCGCTGCTCTATTGGTTAGTCGCAGCACCCACACAAAATTTAATCTTCGATTTCACTTTCTTCGTATTCGTCCATGCACATAGAAACAAATGACTGCAAAGCATCTTTCATGCCTCTCAAATCTTTTTTCTCTAGAGACATGACAAACTCGTCCATAGCTACATCTTTAGCATCTGGGTCTGCAATTTCCGCTCCGTCTTGTTTTGGTGCTTCAACTGTTTTCTCAGGTTGCTTTTTCAACTTAGATATAATCATGGTTGCAATGTTTTTCTTATCGTCTCTCATAAACATGGTGTTATCCTTATCTGCTTAAAGTGCTACGTCTTAGGCAAATTTTCACAAGCAAACGAGTACCTGAAGCAGCGTTAACAGCAGCTAAAGCTTCGTCGTACAATTGGATTTTAAAAGTTTTATCAGCTTTGAAATCTGTTTGAAGTGAAGCAGGAGCTTCCAAAATTTCTACAGTAGCAATTCCAGATGCAGAAGCAGCGAGTACAGGCATAACTTCAACAAACAAAACTTTGTTATATTTATCAGAAACAGCAATTGAATACTGACCAGCAGTAGATTCTTTCACAACTGAAGCAATACCAAGACCGCTTGAACTTGAAACAGCGCCTGAAGCACCGATGTTAATTTCTGCGAACAACTGTACAATATCAGCTTCGCAACTATAGTTTCTATTTTTATACATTCTAGACATAAAGTCCCCTTTTTCGGTCTCATAAACCGCGTTAAGGGGCTTATAAGAGCTTAGGTATCGTTATTGACACCTTTTTTATTTTTTAATTGATGTTCGCTTAGCCGCTGAATCTTTTCCATAAAGTCTTCAACATTCATATTACTCTTAGCTACATTACAGAAAGTACAGCAAGTAACTAAATTCTTTTTTGCATACCCTTTATTAGGGTCTAACCTATCAAGCCCATTATATTGAATCCACCCAGCATCATATCTTTCCTGTTTTACAGGATAAGCGTCTCTGGTAAAATTCACTCTTCTCTCTGGACTTATTCCACAATAAAAGCAATTTTGAAAAATCATTTTCTTAAAAAGCTCTAAATTAACTTTAAAAGAGAATCCTCTTTTCTTCGCTCCTACTTTATATTTAGTATATAACCTACTAATAGTATGATTGACTGGGTCTCTAGTAGCTTTACTTTTTCCAATATTACCTATTGTACTTTTTAATATTCCACATTCAATGCAACTTGTGGATTTACCACTCATTAAATTATAGGCTCTTACTATCGAAGTTTTACCGCATTCACATTTACATTTAAAAAAGATA